TCAGAGATATCAACTCCAACGATCATTTCAAGAAAAAATCTTGGGCTTACGGGACCACCTCGTCCTAATACTACTGCTAAATTACGTAAATAAGTTCTACGTAATTTTCGTAACATTGCATTTGGTACATTACCAGACTGTTCCCCTCCGGTACGGGGCATTGGCATTTTTCCTAGCTCCAATGCGCTAGAGTCATGTACGGCAAACGGATGACTACCTATATTGTTGTGATTAAAAGTCAATTTAAATTTAACGGATACGCACTGACGAAGCACATATCCGCGAGACACTACTATATTCGAGTGCCCAGAATTGACTTCCCACTCTTGGAAAGTCCTTTAAAATAAACCTAGAATTAATATCTAGGTTTATATCGTTCAATCATTTGATCATAAGTAAAAAATGGTTGTTCTTTATAAAAAGATTCCATTTCATATTTATGAACAATAGATTCACCAAATTTTGTCATTTTTTCATGAAATTGAGGTCCATGAAAAAATGATTCAAAAACCATATTAAAAAGAATATTATATTCTTGTTCTTCTTGAGATATAGCTCCAGAAGTAAGTAACATACATCCCATTTTAAATATTGATTTTGTAGCTAATGGAGCTACAGTAGATTCAATACCTGGATGATATATAAATCTTCTTTTTAAAAAATCAATATCTTCAATTTTTAAATATGGTTTTGGTGCAGCATCTTTTTCTGCCATTGTATATTTAACTCCAATTTCAGCAAAACCTTTTGCTATATCTAAATGAGAAAATTTTACTAATTTTGAATTACTAGTACAATTATCATCACCAAATACTATAGCTGCTACATATTTATAAAAATCTGTAGCAGATCTATCTGGATTTTGAGTACAAAAAACATAATTTAACATCATTAAATTTTCTATACAATTACCAGGAGTAGTACCTGGCCATCCAGATGGATTAATTGGACCCATCATAACTACAACATCTCTTACTAAAACATAAGGAAATGCTGCATCATAAACAATACAACGAACAATTTTCGCTGCTTCTTCATTACCAACAGCCATATAAAAACTTGCAAATATATCTGCTAAAGATAAAATAAAAGCAGATGATTTAACTTTATCAAATTTAGAAAAATCACCAGCATTAATTCTATCTTTACCAAATTGTGTAAGAAAATTTTTATATTGACCCCATTGTTTACTATTTGGATTAACTCCAACAGTAAAATTAGGTAAAAATTCACTAAAAAGTGAAAATAATGGTAATAAATACATTCGACAAACCATATTCCAAGCAACTGGAGCACAAGTAAATAATCTTGTAGCACCATTAGCTACTTTTTTAGTAGAAACTGGTTCATCTTTTAAACAAGAAGTCATTAGAGGATTAGCTCGTTTACCTTCACGATAAATAGATAATATTCTATTAACTTCTTGTTCAACTGGTGGTAAAGGCCACCATTTATTATCAATGAATTCAAATAATTCAGTTTTCTTTTTAGGTTTACTAAAAGGAAAACCTGCAGATGTAGTCATTGGTAATCCATCAATCCATCTAGTACCATCTA